CTCCGGCGCTGATTGATATTTCGTCAACGCCGCCCAAGGCAGTTCTGATTTCCTCTCGCAGTAAAAGGGCATAGCGGTTCATATCCCCGTTAACCGGGTCGGGGGTCATATAACCCACGCGGTCCGAGGGTTCGACGTTCGCGATAATTCGGGGAACTCGTAAACCACCGAGACTCGACTGAGACCCAAAAGGTTCCGAGACACGAGTTGACGGAGAGTCGAGCCCGGCAAAACCGCTCTGACTGCTGATCGTCGGGCGGAAAGAACGGTCCGCATCTGACGCTTCGACCAGATCACTACGGGGTCGGGAGCTGATGAGCGTGGGGTTCCCGAAAAACTCGATGTTTTTCGAAATGTTCTGCATCATCTGGTCATGCAGAACGATTTGCTGCATGAAGGGTTCGAACTCGCCTTCGCCCTCAGTTCCACTGGCGTTCGGTTTGTTCAGAACCTCAACAGCCGGGATGAAACCCAGTGTGTTGTCCCGACTGTTTTTAGGGGTAACTAGTGAGCCCGGTTCCAGCTCAAAACTTAGTTCACTATTAGATTCATACTCTGTAATTTTTTCATTAGTAATCGAGATTCGTACGTACCTTTTATTCTGCCCTTGAGTTTCTGCGGGCAGACCAATGGCACTGTTACGAATCTTATAACTGTAGATAATGACGACTTCTTCGATCTCCCCGTTTACGTCGTGGTAAACGCGGTATTGATTCTTGTTGAAAAAGTAAATCTGGTACTTGAGCTTAGGGTCAGGTCGAAAGTAGAAAAGACCGCAGCCGTCAATCAGAAAGTTACGAACGATCGCAGGAAAACGAATATCTAGTTTATTTAATTGAATTAAATCTTCTACAAATTTTGTACGCGCCTTATACGTATCCTGCTCACAGTAGAAAAAGAGTCCTTTTTTAATCATAAGCAGCGTCATCTGCTGCAAATGACTAAGGACAACCATAGTCGCAGATTGTTTGCTGCGATCCTGTGTTCTAGAAGCCTCTAGAATTTCACTGAACCGCTGCCTTACGCTCAGGTTGTCCGCAGGCATTGATGTTATTCCTTAAGATCAGCGAGCGTTTGCTTCGCGCTCTTTAGTACGCATCATACGAGCTTTCCGGGATTTACGGACAGCTTCGCGACGATTCTCTTTGCGGTCAGAGTCTCCTCCGTTACCACGGCCGTCGCCTTGTTCACCGGCAAAAGGCTTCTTGATTTGCTCTGTCATTAAGTCAGCCATTAGGAAGCAAATAATTTTTGACTCTCTCTATTTTAAACAGCTCAGCGGGCAAAAGCTCATGTGAATACGGCTCCAACACGTGATCTTTGCGGCCTAAGGGGTCGTTTCCTCCCGCTTCCGCTTTATAAACATCGAGGTAGTCGAGCATTTCCTGGCTATAAGCAGGAGCGTGTGCTTTAGGTATGTCATCGTAGCAGTGAGAGAACGAAGTAAGCTTCCGCTTCATTCGAGCTGGATCCCCCATCCATGAGAAATGCCAACCTGCGTCGCAGTCGCCAACAACAACGTCATTAGGGTTGCGACGGATTTCCGACAGAGTTTGATTTAAATGGTCGTGGAGGACCACGGTCCCGCATGTCCAATTAGTAGGCGGCTTTGAAGTATCTCGTTCAGGATCAACGACCCGAAGATCTGCACGCCCATAAAACATAGGCATAGATAGGCGCACGCAACGAGCTGGATCTGCCTTAGCGATTTCTACAGCTTGCAGTAATGCTTCAGGTTTAGGGATTTCATCTACGTCACTAAAGAAAAACGCGGAGTCTGGTGGGGTCATCCTCATCCCCACGGCGAGTGCATCTCGTTGAGAGTATTCGCGCACCCAGGGGTTCGGGGCAATATCCGGAGGCGGAAGCTCTACGTGAAGAACTTGAATCTTCTCCTCAGGTAATCCAAGCTTTCTAATTGTCTCTACACAGGTGAAGTCTTTTTTATCTCCTTTAAACGTACGGTCTGCATCCGTAATGATGAAACCATCTACAATATCTTTAAGCAAATTGACGCGAAGCTCTAAAAGCTCTTTTTCGTCAAAATACAGAAAACAGTCAAATAGCACTGTCAACTAAGAAGCTGCCAGTATGTTAACCCATACTCGGGGTAGCAGCACCGTTACCAGCCCGAACAACAGACTGTTCTTGAGCTCGCCGGTTGGCACGTGTCTTCTGCATCAGCTCCCGTTTCATATCCTCCATAGCATCCCCCGTGGGACTGAACTCATCTTCAAACACACCGTAAGGTGCGTTCATCGGGGGTACAGGAGAGTTATATGCTTGATCTTCAAGCTGGCTCGCGTACTCATCACTGCGCATACCGGCTCGCTGAGCTTTAACCTGACGCTGCGCTGCTAATTCCTGAGCGTTAAAAGCTCGGGTAAACAAATCACCTGCTTCGAGAAACGGATCAGCCATTTTTTGAAGACTTTCTTCTAATGTACTCGGAAGCGCGGCGACGTGCCTCGCGTGCCTTCGCAGTATTAGGCACTTTAGTATTTACAGGCTTATTGCCTGCGGTAGCACGTTTTTTCTTTTCGTCCGTTTTACGACGTTCATCAGGACTGAGTGACGCCCACGCTGCACGTGGTAGATACCGCTCAGTTCGTCCTTTTTCGCGTGCAAGATCAGCCAAGACTACCCATCACTGCTTTAGCCGCTGCTGCCCTAGCAAGCATTTCGTTTTTAAGAGGGTTAACTAGACCTTGAGCAATCGCATCAGACTTCGAGGAGCTTTTAATAGCTTTGATCAAATCGTCAGCATCACCTAGAACTCGTTCTCGAAAAGTTGAACCCCCCGCTAGGTAGTTAATGAGGTCTTGAGTTTCCATGATCAGTCTTTTTTAGACTTTTCGTATTCTTCGCGGGTCTGCCAATCTTCCTTGCTCCACCGGCTAAGCCGGTTAGAAGAAGATTTTTTACCTGTGTAAGTACCGCCCGCTTCTTTATAGTACTTAGTCGCGAGCTGCATCGCTCGGGCTGAATGACCCCCGAGTTTTTTACGAGCTTTAGCTTTTGCGGCAGCCCACTTCTTAGGGTCTCGTTTTTTAGCAACTTCGGCCATTAGTATAAAACCATGACGTTTGTGACATTCCCACTAATTAAAGCTGTTGCAGATATAGGGCAAATAAAGTCACCATTTAGATGATCGTTTTGACACACTTGTCCGGGTGCGTCAGAAAACTCTAAAGCCAGAGTTTTGTTGTTGCCTCCGCCGTTTTGAATAAATAATGCACGACACGAAGGGAAATTAACTCTTCCGTCGGAAGGAATCCACTTAAATCCGCTGGTATAGGGCAGACTTGAAGTTTGCCCGTAGATAGACCCAAACGCCCTTACGTCCATGAGTGATCTGTTTTCCTACATTATAGGTTCACTGTTCGCTTTCTTCGATTAATCGGTCCAGATACCACCTAGCTTTTTTCAGGTCCTGGACTTTATTTTTATGCTCTGTTCGCCACAGGTACTTGATAATATTGCCGCGACAGTAGGATTTAAAACCCTCGAACCCTAAAGCGGCTTTAAGAGCCTCGATACATTCAATCCCGCCCTGCGTATAATGAGCTGGGTGATTTACAGGATCACTAGACAGGGTTGAACCAGTAGATTGTTCCTGATTTTTGTTCAACAAACCGTCGTAGTCTGTAAGCATCATCTCGAAATAAAGTCTGTTGGTGGTTTTGACCGTTTAGAACATAACACACTGAGACATAGTGTGCACCTCGGCAAATCACTTCACATTCTAAACATCTGTGTACAGTCTATCAAACCACTAGACTTCTTAAGAAGCTCTTTAGTGTACTTTGTATCATCATGTTTAATTAAACAGCAATCATGTGGTACGTATCTTCCATTCCGCTCTACCACGGGGATCCAACGGCGGTGTTCATAGCCTCGTGGCACACCCTCAAAAGCTAAACCCATCGAACTACGGTCAGCTAAGGGCCAATTACGAACCCCAACGAGTTCATAACTTCTAACAGGATCCATACTTTGACTCTTAACGTACTTAATTGCGTCTTGTTGATTTAAAATCATCGCTCCGTAGTAAGGATTCGATACTTGAGCGAAAAACTTAATCTCTGGGTCAACAACTAACATCAGCTTCACGTTAAAACCGATATCGTGCCAGACATTGGGTGTCTCTCGCGTCAAAGAGAAAGTGTGGTAGTTATCGAAGGGGATTTTTTTGCCTTCGTGCTCCTCGTATCTGACAAAACCCGGCTCAAAACCCGTCTCACTTAACCTGTTTTTCCACCTAAACCAGTATTTTAAATTTTCGTAAGTTAAGACCATATCATTCTCTTGATAAACGTAAAAATCTGCGGTGTAGTTCATACAAGCCAGCACTAAATCTGTCTTATGTGCCCACGTCAGCTCCCAACCGGAATATTCCGGGCCACAAACCTTAATTTCGATGTCTAAGCGTGAAAAATAAGGGTCTAAGACGTTTTTTAGCGTATCTACATCTTTTTCAGATTCATAGTCTACGTAAATATTTATTTTTACCTCTAACTCATAGTCTAAATAAGCTTGAACGGTGTTAATTAACGAATTTATGCGTTTTAGAGGTTGGTGAGCTGTAATTGCGACCCACATCCGCGAGCCAGAAAGTGTGGAAGTTTGTGTTTTCATCAGTACTCAATCGAGAAGTTGCCGCGACGCTGTAAAAATGTAATCAACCAAGTGTAGGAGTCGAGTAAATCGTCATGCGCTGTAGCACCAACGTTGATTAGCTGGTCAAAAAGCGCATCAAACTTACGATATTTGTTAAAAGTCACCCTTTTATTCTCTAACAGTCCAAGCGTGCCCCTAAATCTAGCAATTTTATCTCCCCGGAAACCCTTGACTTCGTGAATGTGTAAGTTACTGAGTCCACGCTCGTTCAAAAGGACGCGACGCAGGTCAGCTGCAAGGGAAGCTTGATAAGCAACAGACTCAACTACGAGAGTCACCGTGGAGTATGTCGGGAAAAACTGCCCGTCTTGCTGCGTCAAGATGCCCCACTCCAAGAGCATGTCGCACAGAAGATCTATTTTCTCAAGGTTTCCGATGGAACGACACTGATGCGCGTCAATTATGTAGTAGTTATCCTTAAGCCTTCCTCCTAGCACAAACGCTGTGTAGTCACTAGTCTCGTTTTTACTAGCCGAGAGATCAATCCCCACGGCTAGGGAATCGAATTCCGTAACAACCTCTCCTTTTACTAGTAGATCTGGCGACACGACCAGATCAGAGGTCATAACCGGTTGCTGTTGGTACTGGTACGCGAAAGCAACTGGATCAAGTTCCTTCTGCCCAAGCAAGTAGTCTGCGCTCCACTGCTCCGGCCAATAGCTGACTGGATCTCCTTTATCGTCATATGTAATAGCTTCTTGTGTCACCTGTTTCCACCCTTTGTCCGGAACGAACATCGTTTTATGAATGTCCAATGGGTGGAATCGGGTACCCAAGCAGATAGATCGACCACCCTCAAAAATAATGGGAGCAATAACTGAGCTCCAGTTATTATTCATCTCTTCCCGAATAGCCGGGTTTTTAATATCCGCACTTGACTTAATAGGGTCATCCACAATCACAATGTGAGCACGTTTTGAAGTAATCGAACCCCTAAGACCTGCAGCACGCAACGTGAACTCTTCATCGCCTAGACGCGGAATATCTGCGTAGTCAAAATCGATAGACCAACCGATGTCCGACTGCATTCCTGACCGCAGTTTTACGCGGGGAAAAACCTTGCGGTACTCCGGAGAGTCGATGATCTGCTTAATAATTCGACTTTTAGGGATTGCCGTAGCGATGTTGTAAGAACAATAAATAATTTGGAGTGGTCTCTTAGCCGTAGTGTGACGCCCAATTATCCACGCTGTAAACAAGTTCAGCACGGTACTTTTTGCACTCCCGCGTGGAGCGAGAATGTCTAAATTCTGCCCGGCGATATCTAACAAGTACTTGTTCGACTCGCCCGTAATTAAATGGTGGTGCCACTCCAACATATGACGGGCAGGAGTCTTATCTAAAATAGTACAGAACGTATGAAAGTCATTAGACGCACGACCGTATATTGTGTCTAAAGCGC